ACTAAGACTTTACCTACCAGCGTAATCGATAAGATTGGTAGTATTAAGACAGTACTTAGGGCTAATGGTCTTGGTTATCTTTCTGATAAAGAAGTTGCTAACTACGCCTTGCAACTAGCAAAGGGCGAGACTACTTTAGAAAGACTTCAATCACAGTTCAACGCTAAGGCTGCAGACCTTTACCCACAATTTGCAGAACGTCTTAAGGCTAATCCTGGTCTGACTGTATTAGATTTAGCACAGCCTTACATTAGCCGTATGGCTAAGTGGTGGGATGTTGACCCAAATACTATTGACCTAGATAACCCTGACTTAGATAAATTGCTTCGTCCAGATGGAACTGCAGGAAAGGTTCCTATGAAGAGTCTTGCTGAAGCAGATGAGTATTTCAAGTTCCATCCTAATTCCGAAGGAGCAGGGTGGGCAATTCAAGGTGCAAGAGACCTTGCTACTGGCTTGGCAAGTGCTATGGGATTCGGAGTATAAATGGCTAAGAAGTACACCCTGTCACAATGGACAAGAATGCAATCCAGTCTTCCACCCGAAGACAGAGTTCCATACAGTCAGTCTCCTGAGAAAACTCCTGCAACACCTACAACACCGACTGCACAGCCAAAGACAGATGCTCAGAAAAGTGCTCAGGAAGCAATCAGTATGGGTGACACTGTATTTGCTGATGAGAAGTCAAGACTTCGTGCACAACGTGATGCAGCAGCACTTGCATCTACTCCCCCATTAGCATCTGACCCTTACTACACTCGTGACCCTAAGACTGGTCTAAGCCCTGCACAGGTAGATGCACAGAAGGCTCTACAAGAGGCACAGGCTGCAAGAAAAGAACTTGGTCTAGGCGGATTTATCTCAACCACACCTGGCTCTGCTGGCAAGATTGAAACACCACCAGCGACAGGACTTAAGCCAGGATATGAATGGTACAAACTAAGTTTACCTGGCGGTGGATTTGAATGGAGACAACGCCCTACCGCTGGAGCATTTACGGGCGGAACTGGCTTTACTGGCGGTGCAGGATTTACTGGAAGCACTGGCGTACCCACATCAAGTGGTCCTACGCTAGCCAGAGATGTATTCAAGGCTACTATGGCTTTGTACTTCGGTGAGGCTGAGGCTGCTAAAGGCTGGATGGATGAACTCTACAATGTAGTTTCTAAGTATTACAGAAGCGGTTCTGATATTCAAGAATCATTTAATATGGCTCTTCTTGACGCTCGTAAGAATCCTAACCTTGCAGCATTCACAAACCGATTCAAGGGTATCTACGCACTTCAAGACTTAAGACAGGCTGGCAAGCCAGTTAAGGTACCTACAATCGCTGAGTATGTAGCATCTCAAGCAGGTATGGCTGACTTGTTGAATCAAGCAAATCTTGGCGACCTTGCTAATGAAGAGTTTACTGGCGAACTTATTGGTATGGGTAACTCTGTTACCACGATAGCCGAGAAGATTGCTAAGGCTTATCAGCGTATCGATATGGCTCCTAAGGCTATCAAAGATACATTAGGAAGATTCTTCCCAACTGTAGATAGAACAAAACTTGCTAGAACAATCCTCCTAGGTAAAAAGGGAGTCGATGACCTTGTCGATGAACTTGGCAAGTTAGAAGTTCTAGCCGCTGCAGAGCAGCAAGGCTTAGGTGCAATTACCAAGGCAGGCGGATTAACCGAAGAGAGAGCGCAAGAATACGCTCGTATGGGTGGAACATTCCAGTCTCTATTGCCTAAGTTTGGTCAGATTGCTAGAGCACTACCTACAACATCTAAACTTGCTGGTATCTCAAGAACAGAAGATATCGGTCAAGTAGGTCTAGAGAAGGCTGTCATTACTCAGTCTGCAAAAGAATTACAACAACTAGAACAACTAACAGCCGAAGAAGAAGCCCGCTTTGCTGCTAAGCAAGGACGAGCAGAACTCGGAATGGCATCACAGCGCAGAGCAAATCGCGCTTTCTAAAAGAGAATCCTGAGCGGACCGACCAGCCCCGCCAGCGTAACAGACTGGTAGCAAGAGCCAACCCACAGTCCCCGCGTGGTCATTGAGGCTTGCGACTAACAACGAATAGAAGGGTGGACAGTTGCTATGAGCAACAACTACTGGGAAGACGAAGACGACGAACTAGATACCAACGATGGTCTAGATGGCAATGACTTAGTTAAGAAACTACGTAAAGCCAAAAGAGCAGACGAAAAGCGTATCAAGGAACTATCTGAACAACTTGAGGGATTCCTCAAAGAAAAGAAAGAGTCGACTGTACGTCAAGTCCTAGAAAAGAAGGGCGTAAACGCAAAGGCTGCACGTCTGATTATGAAAGACTTGGAAGACATTAACGAAGAGGCAGTAAATTCCTGGCTCGATGATAATGCTGACCTATTCGGAATCAAGACTGCAGATGCCCCCGAAATAGATAAGAACAATCTTGCTGCACTACGCAACCAAGACATTCTTACCCAGGGAGCGGTTACTCCCGATAAAGCGCAAGACTTTGAATCACGTCTAAACAACGCATCCTCTGCCGAGGAGATTCTTAGCCTATTGCGTTCACAAGAATAATCAACCGTTCATAGTCACTTGGAGGTGACGCAACACAATGTCCAACGCATACACAGATACAGGTGCCTCCTCTCTCGGAGGTTCCGTAGGTGGTGCTGGTCTCGTACAGAAGGCATATGACCGTCTTCTAGAGTTTGCGCTCCGTTCTGAACCACTCATTCGTTCAGTCGCAGATAAGCGCCCAGCCCGCCAAGCATTCCCAGGCTCAACCGTAGTTCTACAGAAGTACGTTGACCTTGCACAAGCAACAACCGCTCTGACTGAAACAACAGACCCAGATGCAGTTGCTCTTTCAACACCAACTTCCGTAACCATTACTCTTTCTGAGTACGGTAACGCAGTTCTCGTAACCCGCGCTCTCGAGTTGTTCTCACTCGCAGACGTTGACCCAGCGATTGCAAACATCATTGCTTACAACCTCGCTGACTCAATTGATGCAGTTGCAATGACAACTCTCCGCTCTGGTTCAAACAACATCTTCGCAGGAACCGCAACTTCTGTTGCTGGAGTTACTGCTTCAGATACAATTGACTCAGCAGACATCCGCAAGTCCGTTGCTCGCCTTCGTTCAAACAAGGCAAAGGCACGTCGCGGAAGCCTTTACTGGACAGGTATCCACCCACAAGTTTCACACGACCTTCGTGCAGAGACTGGAAATATGGGCTGGAACTTCGTTCACGCTAACTCAAACCCAGCAGTAGATAACATCTGGGCTGGAGAAATTGGAGATTACGAAGGCGCATTCTTCGTAGAGTCACCACGTCTTTACAATGCTAAGTCAGGTGCAGACCAGACCGCACTCGCTACAACCGCTGTAACTGTTCCAGGTACATCAGCAGGCTTCACCTTCGGTGTTGCTTCATCTTCCGTCATTGCTTCACGCGCTGAAGTTGGCGATAAGATTGCTGGAACTGGTATTGCTTCAGGTGCAAAGATTTCTGCAATCAGCACAACTGGTTCAACAACCACAATTACTGTAGATACAGCAAACACTGCTGCAGTTACTGCAACAACAACTGTAACTGTAACTCCAGTAACCCGTGTATTCAATACAATCGTTTGCGGTGCTCAAGCAATGGCAGAAGCCGTCGCTGAAGAACCACACGTCGTTATCGGTAACGTCACTGACAAGTTGATGCGCTTCCGCCCTATGGGCTGGTACGGCGTACTCGGCTTCGCAGTCTACCGCGACGAAGCGTTGTATCGCATTACTTCAGGTTCCTCAATCGCTGCTCTCTAGTTGATTGACTCTGGGGGCAGACCCTTGAAAGTCTGCCCTTTGGGGTGAGTTCATTAGGAGGACTTATGGCTGAATGGCAATTTCTTCCACCAACAGTGGATGAAGGACTTACAGGTGTTCAGCGGTTGTTTCAGTTCTACAAACTGACACGAGGAATAACAATCGTAATGAATCCAACAACAGGGACATATCAACAGATACGTTACCCACTAGATGAGTCACTACCTGATTATCCTCAGGTATATCGCGGTGGATATAAGTACACAGTTGATGACGCTACCAAGGCTGCGCTTATTGCAGGCAATGTAGGTGTAACAGAAAGTAACTTTACTCAACTATGAAACATTGGGAATACCATCCTGAGCCAGTAGAAACCTGCTTTGGATGTAAGGGACTAAGTATTCAGATGAATGCAGGAGATGCTGACAGTCGTAAGTTTATGACTAACAAGCGTCACAACAAAGAATTGGATGCCTATAGGGAAGCAAGAGACCAAGGTATTCAACCCGCTGGGACAACAATGGACAAAATCCAAGAGGCAGTTAAGGCTAGTGAAACACTAGGCAAACCTTACAACGCCGAGAAGATGCCTCCAGCAAAGCATATAAACAAAAAATCCGCAGCAGTAATGAAAGAACTAGGAGTATAGATATGCCAATGGTAGGCGGCAAGAAGTTCCCATACACAGCAAAGGGCAAGAAAGCAGCAAAGATGTATGCCAAGGCTGAGAAGATGGAAGAAAAAGCAACAATGATGAAGTCTAAGACAAAGGCTGCTAAGAAGCCAATGAAGAAAATGGGAAAGAAGAAGTAGTATGGCTGGCAAAACAAGAATTGGTCAGATGAAAGAATCTCGTGGGTATCTAGAAAATATACTCAAAGAGCACCGCGAGTGGAGACAATCCAATCCTCAAACTGGACCATCACCTGAGGCTGGACAATTCTGGGGTGCAGTATTTGGAAGACAGTATGACAAGAAAGGTCGTCGTACAAAGTGAAGAAGTCGGCAGCAAAAAAGAAAGTCGCAAAAGTAATGCGCGAGTACAAGGCTGGAACTCTTCATTCAGGAAAAGACCCAAAGGGTCCTAAGAAGGCTCCAGTAGTTAAGTCTCGTAAGCAAGCAATTGCTATCGCCCTATCTTCAGCAGGTATGGCAAAGAAGAAAAAGAAATAATGTCGTCAGGAAAATTGAAGCCTCACAGAGGGTTTAACCCAATCCAGATTAAAGATGGAATGGTTGTGAGGCTTCGTAAAGATGGCAGAATCAAAACAGTATTAGGAAAGTACGGGGAATATGGAAAGCAAGAGAGACCCAAGGCTTAAGCGAGCAGGCGTATCAGGCTTTAACAAGCCTAAGCGTACTCCTACCCATCCCAAAAAATCACATATTGTTGTGGCTAAAGTCGGAGACAAAGTAAAGACTATTCGCTTTGGCGAACAAGGTGCAGAAACTGCAGGCAAGCCTAAGGCTGGAGAGTCTGACAGAATGAAAAAGAAGCGTGCATCTTTCAAAGCACGTCATTCAAAGAATATTGCTAAAGGCAAGATGAGCGCAGCCTATTGGGCAGATAAGGTGAAGTGGTGAAGAAGAAAGCATTCTGGGATACAAAGAATCCAAAGAA